CCCCCCCCCCCCCGATATTACACGCCGTGTAACCTTTAAAGCCTAAAAAAAGCAGGTGGTTACACGGTATGTAATAGAACGGGTAAAAAATATATGATCAGTTCTTCTTGAGGTGAATTTCGAGGAGCTTTTCAACGTCAAGCCCGCCCGTTTCCGCTTCATCGACAAGTTCGAGGAGCCGATCGCTGATACGCAGTTTCCTGATAATCTTACGCTCGGCTTCGTTCAACTCGTCCATTTTGCGTCCCCTCATAATCTGATCAACAGTCATCACACCTCCATCGATCAAAATGCAGGCAAAGAAGAACGTCAAGGCACGCTTATCCTTTTTGAGCTCTGAGAGTCTTATTCGGGCATGCCTCAATCCGTGTCGTCCTTCCAAACGATCAGCGAGAGCGGACAGCTCCCCCCGTCCTTTTGCCTCAATCCCTTCAAGGATCGGGATTAGGACCCCCCTCTGGACATCTTGGAAAAATTTCTTTTCGTCGTCCATGATTCGCATCATATGTAATCGCGAAAGAAAAGTCAAGCACAAAATTACACGCCGGGGAACGCTCCTAAAAAATAATTTACATCAGGTGTAATATTTTCCTTGACAAGAATTACCTTCCGTGTAATAATCCCCACCACAGTAACACGATGCTCTTTCACCACCTGACACGCCCGGTTGCCGCATTAGGCCGCGATCTTCCCATGGAAGGCAGAGCCAGCACAGACCGGACACGAGGTAGGACCGAAATCCTCTTGGTCATCATAATGGGTGGGCCGACGAGGCGGCACGACGAGAGGCATCAGCGGGAGGGGAAGCACTTTTTAACCATAACGAAAGGAGGCGCGATAATCGAAGTGAGTACAAAGCTGACAGGGCGGCAACTGCTGAAGGCATCTGCGATCTCGTTCATCACAGCGGGAGCCGCCCTGTTATGCCTTCTCGCGCTCGACGGTTGCGCCCCCGAATACCATGTTTCCTATTGCCGCCATCGCGCTTTGGAATGCGCCCTCGTTTACGGCGAAATCTACGGGCCGCAAAATGTCGGGGTGGCAATCGGCCCGACTTCTCAACATGGATGGCACGCACAATCTTACTGGAAATCACCGGAAGGCGTCCGCTGGCTCGATAACCTGGGCCACGGCTGCCAGGTCGGCCAAAGGGAACCCTTCGCACCCATGCAATATTTCGATGTGAGCGGGTTCATGAAGAATCAGTTTCCGGAGTTCAAATGAGCGCGGCGTGCCACTATCTCAAGGATTTCGATCGGAGGTTTCCCATGACTTATATCAGACCAATCGACACACAACGGCAACAGGAGATTGACGCGGAACACGAGCGCGACGAGGACCGGGCGATTTACGGCATGATGGTCCTGATCGCCGGACTGGGCATGGCAATTCTGATCGGCATCGCGGTCATCGGGGCGTGGGCGCAATGAAGAATCTGCTTATCGCAATCGCCTGTTTCGCAATCGGGTTCTTGGCCCTCATGCTGATCGAGTCCTGCTTTGACCCGCTGCCGCAAAGGGGGATTGATACGGTGCAATGCAAATGGACTGCGACCAGAACTGCACACGCGACATGGACGGCATCTGTGACCCCCGCTGCCGGGAACGGTGGGCGGACATCATAGATGCGGAGCAGGCCCAAGCCAAGCAGGAACGCCGGGCGCATCTGAACGCGCTGCTTGCACGGTGGGCGCAATGGGGACGGGTGAACGCAATGGCACGGATGGCCTGCGGGATGGAGGTGAGGGGATGAAGCGAATCAAAATCTGGAAGTGGGAATTTGTCATCGTGTGGGATTTTTCAAGGTTCCACGTCAGCAAGAATCCGGTCAGGAAAGCGAAGTATCAGACGAAGGGGGAGTGAGATGGAACAGGCATTACATGAGGTGGAGCAGTATCGGGGCGGGGCCGTGGTGAACTTCGAGGAGTACGCCATGTCCACATCGGGGGTCGTCCGTCAGGTGGCGGTGATTCAGGAGGTCATGACCGCCGTCATGAAGAAGGACGAACATTACGGGATTATCCCCGGAACGAACAAGCCGAGCCTCTACAAGCCCGGAGCGGAAAAGCTGTCCCTGGTGTTCAGGTTGCGCCCGGAATACGAGATCCGCCGGTCGGACCTGGGGGGCGGCCATCGGGAGTATGAGGTTGTCTGCACCCTCTATCATATCCCCACCGGGCAGAGCGTAGGCCAGGGGGTAGGGTCGGCAACGACAATGGAGGGAAAATACAGGTTCCGGGGCGGGGAGAAAGAGGGGACGGGGAAGCCGATCCCCAAGGAATACTGGAACCTCAAAAAGGAAGGCAAGGGAAAAGAGGCGCAAGCCCTTATCGGCGGCCCCGGATTTTCGGCCGGCAAGATCGACGGACAATGGGAAGTCTGCTCCATCGGGGAGAAGCAGGAGCATGACAACCCGGCGGACTATTACAACACGGTCCTCAAGATGGGGAAGAAGCGGGCGCACGTTGACGCCATCCTGACGGCAACCGCCGCAAGTGACATCTTCACACAGGACACCGAGGACATGACGGAGGTATTTAACGGAGCCGCGGCCGCCCCCGACAAGCCCCCCGTCGCCGCACCTAAGAAGAAACCTGAAACGAAGACCGCCGGCAAGCCGGCTGCGGCTGCCACCGAAACCGTGGCCGTGTTCGTCGCTTCCGTCGAACACAAGGACGGCGAGAAGAACGGGAAGGCATACCGGATCTACGCCATCACCGACGACGCCGGGGAGCGGTACGCCACCTTTGACGAAACCTTCGCGGACCTGGCGACCACGGCGAAGAACGCAAACGCGCCGGTGTCCATCGCCTACACGGTCGGGCAGTACGGAAAGAAGATCACCAACCTTGAAATCGCGGAAGCAAGGGAGCCGGGGGCTGATGGGTAGATGCATCATCGACAAGAAAAGCGGCAAGGTCGCCCCCTGGACGGCCCTACAGCTTGCCGCCTACGAGCTTCTTGACACCCCGGTGGATTTCCGGTCCGAGGGGCATATCTACACCCACCAGGGTGCCGTCCTGCCGTCCGTCACGCAGATTTTGAAGGCCGAGGGATTCATTGACACGACCTTTTTCGATGATTGGAGCCGGGACCGGGGGTCGATGGTTCACCTTGCCACCGCCTACGACGACGCCGGGGAGCTAGACGAGGACAGCCTGGACCCGGTGATCGTCCCCTACCTGGAAGCATGGAGGCGGTTCCGGTTGGAATCCGGGTTTGTGACCGAGGCGTCCGAGGTGTCCATGATGAGCAGCGTCCACCGTTTCGCCGGGACCATAGACACCATCGGGCATTTTCCGACCGGGAACCTTGCGCGGGCCGCCGTGGAGCTGCACGACGACGGAACCTATAAACTGATCCCATTCACCGACCGGACGGACCGGGGCGTGTTCCTTGCTGCCCTGGCCTGCCATAACTGGAAGCAAAACAATCTTAGGGGGAGGAAGCCATGACAGCGGAAGCCGCATTGAGGCTCATTGAAACCGAGCCGGTAGAGGAGAAAGCCCTATCCATCATTGACCAGGCGAAGGCCGTCCAGGTGACGGACGCCGCCACCTACACCGTCGCCGGGTCGCTCTGGAAGTCCATCGGGGACATGATCAAGGAAGTCAAGGACACGTTCGATCCGCTGGTCCAGGCGGCCCACATTACCCATAAGGCCGCCGTCGAAAAGCGGGCCAAGTACCTGGACCCCCTGACCGCCGCTCAGAAGTCCGTCAAGAAACTTATGTCGGACTACGACGCAGAAATGGAGCGGGTCCGGCAGGAGGAACAGCGGCGCCTTGCGGAGATCGCCCGGAAGCAGGAGGAGGAGCGCCTGCTTGCCGAGGCCATCCTTGTCGAGGAGGAGGCCCGGCGGAACGGGGCCACCGAGGAGGAGGCAGCGCAGGAGGCCCAGGCCGTCATTGACGATCCGGTCTATGTCACCCCGGTCGTGGTCGCCAAGGCCACCCCAAAGCTGGCCGGCGGCCCTGTGTATCGAACGATCTGGAAGGCCAGGGTCGTGGATGAAACGAAGATCCCCCGCGAGTACATGGTGCCGGATATGGTCAAGATCAACGGCGTTGTCCGGGCGCTGAAGGGGTCGGCAAACATCCCCGGAATCCAAGCATACGAAGAAAGGGTGTGACCATGACCCCCCGCCAACAGGAAATCCTTGACGCCCTTATCGCGCACCCGGGAATGTCTGGACGGGCACTGGCGCGGCTGATAGGGGCGCCGCAAAGCCTGGTGGCAAAGGTGCGGGCGATGTACCTTGATGCCCGCCCGGAGGGAACGCGGACGCTGTGTCTCGGGCCGGGACCGGATCACTATTTCAACTCGCCCGACCCGAAGCGTATCAAATTCTGCCGGCAACACAACTATTTGACGCACATGGAGCAGCCGGAAACTTATTCGGTCGTGACGAGGGGATGATATGAGCTGGGCGCGGCGCGGCGTGGCAGGGCTCGGCTTGGCTCGGCGAGGCCAGGCGCGGCAGGGCTAGGCGCGGCAGGGCTAGGCAAGACAAGGTTTTTTAACCACGGAAGGGGGAGAAAATGAAAACGGCAATTTGTGAGTTGGAAAGCATCAGTCCTTACAGTCAGTCCAAGTATTACGAAACGGAGAAATTATTGAAGGAACGCCCCGACGACTACGAGGCCCGGACGTGGCGTGACCGTCTTCATGTCAACGCGGACGGCTTCGTTTTCATTCCGCCGATGGCATTCAAGAACTGCCTGTCATCCGTCGCCAAGTATCTTTCGATTCAGATTCCGGGCAAGGGCAAGGCGACGTTCACAAAGCACATCGAAGCGGGGGTTCTCGTGACGGAGGCTCTTGTCCTGCCAGTCAAGAAAGATGACGTTGCCGGGGAATGGTATTTTGTACCTTCTGATGGCAAGCGCGGGGGCGGCAAGCGCGTCAAACGGTGCTTCCCTGTGATCCCCCATTGGCAGGGGGCGGTCAGTTTTCACATTCTCGATGAAACCGTGACAGAGGATATATTCCGGCAGCACTTGGAAGAGGCCGGTAAGTTTATCGGAATCGGACGGTTCCGCCCACAGAACAACGGCTTTTATGGGCGGTTCAAGGTCAACGAGGTTGTTTGGGGATAGATGGCAAGGCAAGGCGCGGCTTGGCTCGGCGAGGCCAGGCGCGGCGTGGCCTGGCTGGGCATGGCTGGGCAAAACAACGCAAGGTTTTTATAGGAGGGCAAAATGGATAAGAAAAAGAAAACGATCAGGGAGGCGAGTATTGAAACGCGGCTGCTTTATCAGCGGCTTGCGGAAATGAACATCGGGGACTTTGTGTCCTACGAAGAACTCAACAATCTGGTCGGCGTGGACGTTCAAAAAAGGGGGCGCGGCTACCTTAACACGGCGCGGCTCATGTGTGAGCGCGAAGACGACAAGACTTTCGGCGTCGTGATCAACGAAGGGCTCCGCTGCCTCAATAGCCAGGAAATCATCAACACCACCGAATTTACCATCGGGCATATCAAGCGCACGTCCCGCAAATCCCTGAAACGGGTACGCTGCATCACCGATCTTGAACAACTGCCCAACGACGATAAGGTGAGGCTGAACACCTACGCCTCAATCCTCGGCGTCATGGCGACGATGGCGAAGGGGAATAATATTAAGAAGATCGAAGCCAAAGTCCAACAGACACAGGAACAACTGCCGTATGCCAAGACCCTTGAGGCATTCAAGGAATAGCACTATGACCACCCACGGAGGCCGCAGACGCAACCTGCATATCGACACACCGGAGGGACGGATGACGCCGCTCCGGTACGAGATCCGGCAGATGCTACGTAAGCACCCGGATGAACAGGGGTACATCATCGCAAGGGCGTTGGATACGACGCCGGGGTATGTGAGCAAGGTGAGGAAGGAGGTCGTTAAGGGAATGAACAATCTTAACTACGCCAGCCGCGAGGCCAGCCAACGACTCGTTGATGTGGGGATTGTGCTGGATACGGATTATATGTGGTTTGAGCATGAGAATAAAGACTGGATACTGGTATCAAGTGATTGTGTGTCAATCAAAGCGTTTAAAGACGGTCATACATATCCCGCCCCCTCAATGGCAGAGGTGTGGAGGGAGTTGCCTTACGGATCGTGGACGCACAAATCTTCCGATAAGTACGAGGCGTGGTTTGATCAGAAATGTTTCCAGAGCACCAACCCCACCGACGCCCTGATTGATTTGCTGATTTGGGTGAGGAAGGAGGCCAGCGATGGACTGGCAGCAAAAAATAGATAAATTCCCAAAGATTAGGGAGGCCGCTGAAAAAGCTCTTGCCGCCTTCGTGGGGTCTGGAATTGAAGATTTATATAATCCCGGCGACCTAAAAGTCCTCGACGTTGCGTGGTGCTATCATGAGGATGGGGACCATGAGTGGGTCATCACAATAGATGAGGCTGCCCCTGAAGCCCATAAGTTGCGGCACTTCATTGAGAGAAACCTTGCAAGTAGAAATATCAACGCAAATGTCATAACGGAATGGTAGGAGGGGAAAATGAAATTTGAGATCAGGCATAGATACAGCGGTAGCGTGCTGTTCGCGTTGGAAACGGAATCACTCAAAATGTGCGTAGAGGCGGCGATTCAAGGGGACGCGAACCTTCGGGACGCGAACCTTCGGGGCGCGAACCTTCGGGGCGCGGACCTTTGGGGCGCGGACCTTTGGGGCGCGAACCTTCGGGACGCGAACCTTCGGGATGCGGACCTTTGGGGCGCGGACCTTCGGGACGCGAACCTTTGGGGCGCGGACCTTCGGGACGCGAACCTTCGGGGCGCGGACCTTTGGGATGCGAACCTTCGGGGCGCGGACCTTCGGGACGCGAACCTTTGGGATGCGAACCTTCGGGACGCGAACCTTCGGGGCGCGGACCTTTGGGATGCGAACCTTCGGGACGCGAACCTTCGGGGCGCGGACCTTTGGGATGCGAACCTTCGGGGCGCGGACCTTTGGGGCGCGGACCTTCGGGACGCGAACCTTCGGGGCGCGGACCTTTGGGGCGCGGACCTTCGGGACGCGAACCTTCGGGGCGCGGACCTTCGGGACGCGAAGGGAATAAACAAACACCGCTGTACGCCGCTAACAATACTTTTAGACCAACCCGGCAAAATCCGGGCTTACAAGCTCGTCAACGGAAATATGGAGGGGCCGTATCAAGGCGGGATCACATATAAGATCGGTAAATCGTATCAGGTGGACAACGCTAACACTGACGACACGGAACATTGCGGAGCGGGAATCAATGTCGCCACGCTCGATTGGTGCACGAGAGAGTGGCGCGATGGTTACAGGATTTTGATTGTGGAGTTTGAGGCTGCCGACATAGCGGCGATCCCGATAGCCACGGACGGAAAGTTTCGGCTGCATCGGTGTGTGGTAGTCGGCGAGAAAGATTTGAAAGAAATTGGGCTGACAGGGGAGGCCAACGATGGACGATGAGACCAGGAGGTATCTGACGGAGAAGGTATTGGGGGAGTGCTTCTCGCCCGGACTTGTTTCTAAACCATATAATTTTGAAGACAATGTATATAGTAATCGCACCTTCGATAACCGCGACGATATGATGGACTTGTATCAGGCGATTAAGAAGAAAGGTAAAGGATACGATGCGTACAGTTATTTTCGGAATAGATACCTTCTCAGTAACTCCCACGAATGCATCTGTGATTGTTGCGACGATTTCATAGATTGGCTTTTCTGCCTCTCCGGTAAGGGCTACGAGGACCGCTTCCAGATGGTGGCAGATTTTTGGAGGGAGGGAAAATGAGAGCAAAGAAAACTGAGACGGGTCTCAATTTGTTGGAAGATGGCAGCCTTGAAGTCGCGCAGAAATTCAGGGATGAAATGGAGGAAATACTGGCCGAGCGCAAGGCCATCGAAAACATAATTGAATCAGTCATGCAGAGTATGGCTCCGTTAAGCCGAGGCTGCGTGCAAAGGGAACGTGCGTGGTGGAGAAAGGTTTTTGTCGAATACGGTATATCCGGGAAGTACTTGTACAGCCACGACAAGGGAACAGTGGCCCGGGACAAAGACAACGAATAGCGGTACAAATTCGTCGGCAGATGATGCAGATTGCCGACGGGAAGGATAATGGCCGTGGGAACCTGGTAATCGGTAAGGGTTCGATTGGTGCCGTGCCTTCGCAATGCGTTGGCAGACCTGTACAGGCCGACACCGAAACAAAACCAAGCCGGATAATAAAGGGTTATTATGAAAGATTTAGTTTTTTCGATAACAAAGGACGATTTTGAAATACAAACCTTTCGCTCGGGTGGAAAAGGAGGACAGAACCAAAATAAGGTTGAGTCCGGAGTGCGTATTATTCACCACGCGTCGGGATGTGTCTCGGAATCAAGGGAGCATCGAGATCAGATACAGAATAAGAGGACCGCGTTTAGGAGGCTAATCGAACAACCGAAATTTAAGGCATGGTTCAAGATAGAGGCTGCCCGTCGCATGATGGATAAGAAGAGGCTAAGGGAAATAAATGATGAAGTAAATAGAATGATGGACGAAAAGAATTTAAAAATCGAGTACTTGTAAATACGAAATAAGCTATGGCCGTGCGGCGTAGTGACAGCCGATTAAGTGGGTTCGAGTCCCACGCCGGGGGAAGCGGTTCTGAGATAAAGGAGCCAACCTGGAAACAGGCCCCCGGTATTGCGAAGGACAGGTCCAAGCCACGGCCACAAAACGCGGGGCGCGAAAGCGTGAGGGTGAGTAGTCGAACGTGGACACCAAAAGCCGGAATAAGGCACCCAATCCGGCCCCCGCAATTACTGAGCGAGGCACCCCCTGACACAGGACGCGGTTGAACGCATAGAGCGAAAACTTGATTTGATCCTGTCGGCTTTGGGTCTGGACGGCAAGGCGCAAATGACGCCCTCACAGATGGACGCGATGGTGGAAAGGGACGTGTTGATTTTTCTGGAAAAGAGGCGTAAAAAGAATGGACATGAGCGTCCGGGGAGTCAAGGGAAGGCCGAACCACTACGATATTGACATCTCCCTCGGCAAGCGCGGGGAGAGGTATCGCCGCAGGATCGTTGCGTCATCAGACCTTGAAGCCCACAAAATAGAATCCAAGTACCGGGCAAAGCTCGGACGTTCCGCCGTTTCGCCCTTCACGGTGTCCGCCGTCGCGGAACTCTATATCCCCCACATGACAAACCATCAGCGGGAAAAGACCGTCACCGACAAGAAACGGATGCTGTTCGGGCAGGTGCTTCCGTTCTTCGGGGCGATGATGCCGGATAGGATCACGCCCACGGTCATTGAAACGTACAAGGAAAAGCGGCTTGAGGGCGGCAGGAAGATCAACAGGCAGATAAACCTTGAACTCCTATGCCTTCAGGCCATGCTCAAGTGGGGCTACCGTAACGGGCATTGTAACGAGCCACCCGCCAAGTTTGAACATCTGCCGTACAAGCGGAAGATTCCCGACGTTCCCACGCCGCAGGAAATAGACCGGATCATTGACCACGCCTCAGACCTATTTCACAAGAGCCTTTTTCTTGCCCTGTACCATGCCGGGTTGAGGTCAGAGGAAGCCCGGACGCTGCTATGGAAGGATGTCAACGTTGACAACGGATGGATGCGCGTCAACGGAAAGGGCGGAAAAGTGCGGATTGTTCCCATTTCAACCCGGCTGGCGGGGCTATTGGGGGAACACAAGGAAAGCTCGACCGGCCCCTACGTTTGGGGCAACATCGGGTCGTTCAAGACGGCATTCAACGCTGCGCTCAGACGGGCGGGGCTGTCGGGAATCACCCCCCATCACCTGCGCCATGCATTCTTTTCCCACGGCCTGGAAGGCGGGATTGACCTGAAATCCCTACAGGATATGGGCGGTCACGCGAAGATCAGCACGACCGAAATCTATCTTCACACGACCCATAAACGCCATGCGGAACAGGTGCGGAGGGTGTTCGGATGAATCGGGCGTCAACGGGGCGTCAACGGAGGGCAAAAAGAAGGGGCTACGAAACTCGTAACCCCTTGAAATCTGGTGAGCCCTGTCGGGATCGAACCGACAACCTACTGATTAAGAGTTAGTTGGCCGATCCAGAAGGGGCGAATATCGTTGACTTTTAAGCGACCAAATTTGACGCCATGTCAACGACCCTGCCAATTCGGGGCCGTGTATAGACGAAATTAACCGGGCTGTCAAGGCACAAAACGTGTCCCCGCCATGGACACGTCGGCATAACGTGTACACGTTGCATCCTATTTCCCGTAACTCCCTTCGCAAGCCAGTTGGGGGAAATACTATGCACCGTCCGAAATATCCACGATCTTCTTTTTCCTGATCGCCCGTGGCGTGATGTAGTCCACCGGGGGGATGACCTTTTTAATCGGGGTGACTTTTGTTCCATCTGGCATTCGTCGCCAATCATGACCGGCGGGCAGTCCGACCGTGACCTTTTCTGTGGGCCATCCGGGGGTTGAATCCTCTATCACTTCATAGTCTGCAAGCAGGACTTCAAGGAAATCCTTGTCCGGTTTGTCGTCATCGTCAACGTAGCAGGCCAATTTGATTGCGTTCACCTGTTCGCGGGTCGGGTTGATCAGGATGATCTCCTGTTTCTCCGGGTCGTAAGAATTGAACGGGTGCGGCTTAACTAAAGGCTTTCCCCCGTTCCCCATGCACGGATGATCGTCAGACGCCCACGCCGATGTGACCTTTTTCGTTGCCTTGTCCCTCAGAAGGTAGACCCAGAACACTTCACCGGAGGACGTGACATAGCGTTGTTGGGCGTTGACGGCGAGCCCGCCGGGAACGACGCCACTCACGTCCCTAAGCCAGATGTTTGTGACATACGCCGTTGATGCTAGGGCTATGCCAATTTTCGCGTCCATCGGCCAGGCATAGCCCTCCCAAACACCACCCTTGAGCTGTGGATAAAACCCATACTCCCCACCGGGAAGGGTGACGTTAGAACCGACGGTTGATGTCACGCTGACCGACCCCTGTCCCGTTTTTAATCCCGATTGAGGCACCTGCAATAACTGACGCGCGTTGACATGATCAAAGTGCGCCACGCCTGCCTGATCAACGCTTGTGGCCCCGCCGATAATTCTGACCTTTGCCCACAGCGCCCCCGCTGCCGGGGTGACGACATACTGAAAGGCCGTCGGGGTGGTCGGGTTCGTTGCCGGGGCGTATATGGTCGCCGGGGAGCCTGCCACAAGCTCAACTTTATCCTTATCGAAGTATCTGACGTGAACCTTATTGAGCATGGCACTCGCGCCCGCCGATACCCACGTTATGAAGTGCAAATGATAGCTTTCCAGGGTGGACACCGGGAAGTAATCCGAATCGGCATAGCCCCCGCCGTTCCCCGCCCCGCCCGGATGGGTGAATTTAATCCCCTGCGCCCCGTGGTCGGGAGAGGTGCTTTCAAGGGCGATTGCGCCCCCCGTATAGGCCGCGCACGTCCAGTTGTCCGGGGTTCCGTCCGAGTCAGAATCAACCTCAAACGACCCGTTGATGATCCGCACTTCCCCGCCCTCACTTACGGCGGAATACAGATAGTCAAGATCATCCTTGATCTTCGCCATCAAATCAGTATGAACAAACTTGCCCTGCGCTATCTCGGCTGTGGTTAATGCACTCCATCCCATGATATTGTCCTCCTACCAAATTCGATAACCGTCATCCCCGCCGGCCATGAGGCCGTTGGTGTCACAAATCGCCCCGTATTCACGCTCGGCGGCGGTCGCCGTTTCGTAATCCTTGGTTGAATAGGATGACGGCGAAATGATCATGTACCGCTTCGGGGAAATTCTCAGGCAATCCATCGTGACAATGGACCCCTCCGCTTCCCTTTTGATAACCTGAAACGGGGCCGTGGTTAAATCGTTCCCGTCCTTGTCCTGCAATTCATCCGTGGTTAGCTTGACGTAATCGCCCGTTTTAATCCCATCGCCCGATTTTAGTTCCGTCTTGATCGTGACAATCGGCATGGGATCTCTTGATTGAGAAACAATCCGTGACGCCTGCCCCTTTACAAAGAGGTTCATATTTTCTTCTGTGTCATACCCAGACCGAAGCCATCTGCAATAGATCGTCTTTTCGGCCCGCGCGTTGTACTCGTTGACACCCTCGGCATTGGAGTCAATCGCCACGTCAAGGCGGGCATAAGACGCCGGGTCGTCAACGGCCCCGACTGCCGACCGATCCCAATAGATGGAGCACCGCGAAACCCTTGACGCTTGGTTAAGATCAACCGACCCGGAAACGATCTCCGTGTCATCGGTCAATGTCGAATACGTCCGGCCCGGATAGTTCGGAAGGTTCCGCTTAATGGTAACTTTTAAGTCCTCACCGACCCACGATTTACAATTCAGGAGTTCCACAAGTTCAAAATACAAGTCCTGCGCGTTCGCGGGTTCGGAAATGATCGCGGAAAGATCAACCTCCGGGGCTGCCGCTGCATCGTCACGCTCGGTGTCAAACTGTGTGTCGTTGACGTACCCCGCCGCAACCCCGCAATCGGTCAAGAGGATCGTCTTTAGATGGTCGAATCCTGACGCCGGAGCGAAATAGCGGACCTTTTGAACCGCCACGCTCTCGTTATGGTTCGCCGCCGTGGTGCTGAATGATCCCCTTGTCAGGGTTGAAATGATCCCGGTCGTCGTGTCAATCGCTTCATATTTAATGATCTCATCGTCAATTCGGACGTATCCCGTGGTTGAATCGAGGGATGATAAACCGCTCCCCCTGAGTGTGATCTGTGACGAATTGGAAAGGGTCGCCGTCCCGAGATAGACGTTAAGGTAGGGCGGTATCGTGTACTCGGAAAGGGAAGTCAGGATGTCCGACACTTCCATTGTCAGAATCCCGTCCTGTAATTCCATGTCGGTGATTCGGCCCACAAACTTTTGCGAGTAATCCCCCACGGCCAACCCGGAGAACCCCTCATAAATCTTGACAATTCGCCCGAGATAATTTGTGTTCCGCGCAAGCAGTTTCTTCCAGAATGTGCCTTGGACCGACGACCTATCCGACAGATAGGGGTCAATCCCCACGTCCGTGTCCGGTTCGTCATACAGTTCGATCTTGACGGACGCCGTGACGGTCAGGGAATCCTTGATCTCGGTCGGCATATACTGGACCGACTTGATATAAGGACGCTCCCCCGCGCTGAACGGAAGGGGCGCATCCGCCGTGCTGAAAGTGTAATCCTTGGTCGTCTTGTTGAAATTCGCCTTGTCCCGACAGGTGGGATAAGTATTGTAACACTTGGTCGCCGCCGACGCGGTACAGGAACCCGCCCCGTAAGTCTCCGCGCAATAGTCCAGAGTCATCACAAGATATGTGATGGGAGTCCGTGTAATGGCAGCGAGAGAGGCCGCATAGGTCATTCTTTCACCGCCTGAAATTCAAGAATCATATCCCGATAGTCTGTCCCGAGTTCGCCTATTTTCATCGACAGAGTGAAGTCATCCGGTATGACCACAAAATAAACCCCCGTCGAATCAGAGGTAATATCCCACGCCCAGAATACGGGATACAGTTTCGCAAGGTATGAATCCCATAGGGACCGGAAGGTGGAAGAAATCCACGACGCCAGCACACCCCGAAACTCCGCGACGATACGAGAACCGATATACCGTTGCGCCGACGCGATTAAATGCCCCGTCTTTGATCTTGTCGTCTGGGCCACAACCGTTTCGGGAAAAGGATCAAAGTCCGCAATGGGCGCCTTGTCAAACGTCACCCGGTCGCCTATGAATGCAACCCCGATCTTTGCAGCCACGGCAGCGGTCACGATCTTTATCCGCCAGTACCTTTTATCTTTCGATGTAAAGGTTTTGAGCAGGGCATAATCCGACGACGGAGTAAACCCGGCCAATGCCTCGACTGTCTCCGCTGCAAAGTTATCATCCGAGCATTCGACCGAAACCGTGGCCGATGCGGTATAGAGGTTGTGCCCGACGATTCCCAATGCGTCCGCCGTCTGTGACGTTCCACAGTCAACCGTCACATATTTTGTTCCCGCCCCCCCTGCGACCCAAAACGTATAGGGTCGGCGGTCAATGATATTCGCCACGTCGTATCCCGATGCGGTATCCGTCGCCGCCGGGGTTCCGAGTTCTAAGATGTTTTCCGCTAAGATGATCGGATTTGATCCCATTTAATGCACCCCCGCCTTAACCGCTTTCGCAATCGCCGGGACCAATTCACGGGCGAATTTGTCATGGTCAACGACATTTCCATTGATGATGATCTGAATCCCCGCCCCGCCCGATCCAGACCGCCATGCATCGGCCTCCGTCCTGTTAAGGACCGCCTCACCCTCATGCGCCCGAATGGGATAGTTGTCTTTCGGGACGTAGTACATACCGGATCGTGCGGAAATCGAATGGACACCGGAAGTCATGCCGTCCAGCTGACCGGAGAGTCTTGAAAGGATGGGGCCGGCATTAGAACCCTCGTAGGACATTTGCAAGTGACCGCTTGCCGGATCTCCGAGAATGCGCCCCAACAGTTCATTGATGACCCACTTTTCCGCAAAGGCGATAGCAGACCTTTTCATGAGGCTGGCTGTGCCCGACTTGGCAAATGCCGCCTCACCGCCCATATTGAAGTTCCCAAGTATCCACTCCATCGTTGCGGCCATACCCGCCGCCCTGAAAGCGTTGTGTGAAGTGTATCCTGCGATGTGCGCCCCGGCCCCGGCCCCCGCTGCGGCCCCGCCCGGACCCCACGCGCTGCCGATGATCCCGCCGATGACCGGCCCCAACTCCATTACCCACGGCGGAAGAATCTCCCCGTACCGCTCACCGATTGAGGCAAACGAGGCATTGACGGTCCCGGTCGGGTCGGCAACCGCATTGATCCAATCCCAGAAGTCTCCGTTTTTCAGATAGTCCAGATTCTTCTTTGCGCCCAACCACGGCAGGGCAAGGGAATCTTTCAGGGACCGCCCGATAAATTTCTTCAAAGAGAAGAATTGCGGCAGCCCGGTCCGCTCGTTGATCGTGCCCGCCCCGCCCATTGCCTTCAAAAGTGCGGCTTCCTCTTGGTTGATATGGGCAAGCATCGTATCCCCGGATTTGCCCTGTGAGGCGATGGACTGAGTGACCGACCGGGGCACGACAAACTCGCCCGGAGACAACCATGCATTGATGATGTCGTTACCCGGATGATCCCCGGAATATGGTGCAGCCCCCGGAACCCACCCGCCACCGTCAAAGCCGATCTTCCCGCCCTTCCAGGCAACGGTTGTTCCTGGGGTCGGCGTGTAATCAACCGGAACGGTCCCGGTCCCGCCGCCACTTGTCAAAGCGGACAACGCCGTAGACCCGATTTTCAGGACCGAGCTAACAATATCAAGGACGTTCTTCCCCCCGGCAACCCAATCGGCCTTGAACCACAGGATGATTTTCTTTGCGGCCATCTCGCCCATGGTGTCCGTGAAGTGCCGAAGAATCGACTTGAACATTGATTCCGCGTACTTGTCGAGCCGCTTCAAATCCCCCGTGATTCCATCGTAAAGAATATCCGAGAACGACTGAGACATTTCCCGATAGGATTGCAGCATCATGTTCTGCATCCCATCGCCCCAAGTCGTTTGATACTGCTCGATCTTGACAAGGCCCGCCTTCCAACCGCCCACAAAGGTTTCCTCGTAATCCCGAATCATCTGATCCAGCATTTCGGAATTTGTCTCCGTGGTTTTCTTTCCGGTCAGGGCGTGATAGTAACCCATCTTATCCCATACGTCCGCCGTGACGGATTCCTGTTTCTTCGCGTCTGCAATGGTCTTTTGCGTCGTGTCCTGCGACCATTTCGCCACGTTGGAATAGTATTCTTCGGCTTTCTTTGTCGCTTCCTCCGTTGCCTTGACACTCCCCGCAAATGCACCGGAGAAATCAGCATCCGCCTGAAAGGGGGCCAACAGGTCACGGGTGGATTCAAGATAGGCGTTGGACGCTGCGGTCTTTGCGCCCCCGCCACCGCCCGCGGTGGACTTCCTGTTTCTCAGTTGCGCCCTCAGGTTCGCAAGTTGCGCCTCGTAATTCGCGATCCCCTGTCCCGGCTGCGGTACTGTGATTTCCGGCCCCATCGGTCTATCGAGAATGCCCGTCACAGCGCCCCACGCGGCCCGTGACTTAGCCATGATATTCAGGGAGTTATAGGCCCGGACGGTAAACTCCATGAAGAATGTCGCCATCGTCAATTTGACATTCTTGAAATCGGCTTCAAGGCGCTCTATTTCATCCGCCGTTTCGCTTACTGCCCCGGTCTGTGCGGACTGCAATTTCGTCGCCTCAATCATGGTAATGCTATAAAGCGCCTGCGCCTTTTCCGCTTCGGTCAGCTTTGAATAAAGGTCGCCAAAGACCTTTTCAAGATCAATCGCAGTTCCGAGGTAATTCTTCAGCCCCTTAGTCCTGCCGGTTTCAAGGGCCGTGGTGAGGTCTTGTAATGCGGTCGTGGCATCCTTCCCGACAGCATCCCCGAGGATCTTTGCAGCATCGGCAAGGTTCGTCAGTTGTTCGGGGTTAAGCCCCTTCGCTATTCCCGCAAGGGCGACTTGCATCAAATCGGCCCGGGCAATCAGTCCGTCACTCGCCCGCTGCATTGAGGCAACGATGCTGTCCGCCGTCTCGTTATACTTCCGTCCGAGGTTGTTTAATATCCCTTGCTGTTCGGCAAAGTCCGCCCCCTGCTTCAGCAAATCCCACGCCTTGGAAGCCGCCACCATCGCCGCGCCGATGGCAACCGAAGCCGCTATCCAATGGGATTTCAGGGCGTTGATCGTTGAAACCTGTTTCCCGAATTGCTGCTCGTTTATCCGCTGAAGTTGGGCGTTCATGGACTGTTCCGCCCTAAGCCTGTCATTTGCCGTGGCCTTGGCGGACGCAAGGATCGCCTGATTTGCATTGACGATCTTCTGACGCATTAAATCGTATTCAGCGGAGGATTTGATCCCGAGCTTTCTGAAATTGTCCTCAATGTTAAGGGTGGTAGAGGTAGCGTCCCGCAGGAGGGTTTTCTGGGCGCGGGTGTACCGGCTGGCATCTAAATCCAGTTCGACAAAGATTTTCCCGACAGATTGAGCCATATCAACCCCCGCCCAAAAGCATTGCCTTGGCCCGCGCCCGACTCGTTCTCAGCGCCTTTTCAAGAAACCGGCGGGCCTGCATCTTTACGGTTCCCTTTTCAACAAATCGGGCATAAAAGACATCATAGGAACCGGCATAGACGCGGACGTTTCGCGCATTAGAGTTCCGCAACCGCACAACCCGGATGGATTTCCGCAGCGCCCCTGCCTCACGCGCTACCCACTTGCGGGAGCTAATCACGTCCTTTCCAACGGGCACGTTCCCCCTGGCAGAATCCGCTATCATCTCCGCGACCCGTTCAAGAACGTCCACAGAGGCGTTCATGATCTCCGGGTTAGCTTTCTGGGGATTCCACTCAGCAACCCTCATTTCTTCCCTTTCTTTCGGACCTTCGCGTTACGGGCAAGGAAGGCGTTTTCAAGCTGACCCTTCAGTAATGCCGGGTCCGTCTTTTCTTCCTTGGGCGCATTGGCCTCCCTAAAGTACGCCTGCCATTGGGAAACCTCGTAAGACGACATCTCCGCTTTCAGCCGGCGCAGGGTCATCCCAAGTTCTTTTGCGAGGAATAAGAGGAAATACTCCCTTCCTCGCCGCTTCATTTTTTTTCAAGGTCATCCTGTACGGACTGAGAAAGCCCGTTCATGTCCTGCGCGACCTCAAAAAGTTTCTGGACAACCTTGGCAGACTTCGCGCTGATCGCCTGAATCTCCTTATCCGAAAACAGGCGTGCGCCGCTTTCATCCTTCAGGGCGCGGGCCAACAGCTTGGCCCGAAAGTCGTTCCGGTTGATCTTAACCTTGTCGCCGTCGCCCTCATAGATAGAGGCTTCAAAGGCGTCCCGATCCCCCGCCGTCATCGTACCGACGCGGACCACGCCCCCCCACTCAGGGACATCAATGTCCCTGAAGGGAAGGTCGTCAGCTTTCAGAATGGCATCCTTGCTTAACAGCATTTTTCCTTCCTCCTTTTGTTAAGTGGCTTTACAAGTGCTGAAATCAACGCCGCTTGTCAGACTGATCGAAATGTCGGCCTTCAGCACATTATCCACGCTCCCCGTGATTGAAAAACCATTGACGTAGCCGCCAAAGTACACGGCCCCCGATTCACCCGTGGTCGGACCCACAAATTGAATGTCAAACTTGCGCTTGGTCCGGCCCGTCATATCCCGCACCAGGGCATCATGCAGACGGGTTCCCGACGCCTCGTTATCCCAGAGGACGCCGAGCGATACTTGTCCGCCGTCATACACCCCGACCATCTTTTCCTTAGCCGTTGATTGAAGGTGCGTAATATCAATCACCGGGGCAGAAAGGCCGGGCCCGTTGAAACTCTGGACCCAACCGATATTCTGCATTGTGTGGCCCTTCAGGGTAATGGTGTTTCCGCTTGCTTCAGCCGCAATGTCCTCGTACATGGTCAGGGCGGTGCCTGCTGTTGCCTTGATCGTAAAGACGCCACGATTCACGGCGGCATCGCATTCAACCCTCATGCCCGTGCTGAAGTCCGCAAACCCCGCCTGCCGACAAATAGTGTTGTCCGCATCAACGAATGAAATGGTGTTGGTCGAGAGATCAGCGGTCGTTCCCGCTACGCTACTCTCCCGACGAATCAAACAACCCTGTGATTGCTTCGCCATGACTCACCTCCTCATTTAGCCGGTGGTGAACGAAGCCCCGCCGGTAATGGCAATCGAAAAATCGCCCTTCAAAACATTGTCAACCGCCCCGCTGATGTTCATCCCGACAACGTACCCTTCAAGCCCGATCTTCTGGGCCGTGGTCACAGTCGAAAGCTGAATCAACAGGGAGCCTTTCTTACGGGCAACCAAGTTTTCGCGCAGAAGCCTCTGGCCGTCCGCCGTGATGTCGAAATTGACGTTCAAAGTCACCTGGCCCCCATCGTACACGCCGACCATCTTTTCTTTCGCGCTACTCTGAAGGTTCGTAATGTCGATGACTGCGGCAGAGAGGGACGGGCCGGAAAAACCCGTGATGTCCCCCACGACATTAGAACTGCCCGTTGCGTACCCGGTGACGGTCGCCCAATAACAGATTACCCCTTGGGATTCCTTCGCCATATTAAACCTCCTTACGTTACCGAAATGGCCGCAACGGTCAAATCGGTGTGGGTGGTGTACGAAATCTTCACGCACCCGGATGAGTCGTTGTAAGCGTCAGGGGAAAAGAAGCCACTCAACTTCTCGCCGCCTGCCGTCACATCGACGGTAACATTGATCGCCACCAATCCAATCGGGACGGGTGACACCTGAGAAGCGATTACCGCTGCGTTCGTTGCGGCCCCGCCGTTCTTCAGATAAAAGAACGTGTGACCATTATTTACAAATTCATCGGCGGAAGATGCAGCCGTAAAGGTCGCCTTCAATCCCGCCGTGGTCAAATTCTGCACCGTGATTGCGCCCATTATTCATTCCCCCAACAGGAGTATTCCTGAGATACGGCGTACAAGATCAAGTCGGGATCAAAGTCATCCGTTTCATAATTCATGAGCGCCCTGAAGGTTCGCGCCCCGTCCATCGCCGTGTGAATCTCATCCGAAAGCGCCTTGCATTCGTCATACGTTTTCGCCCACGCGGTTATGACGAAATAGGGATTCTTTAATCCCGAATATCCGCTAAGGGTATTGATCACCCCCGCCGAGGTCCGTTGATACGAAATCGCGGGATAGGTCGGCTTTTGGGGCAGGCTCAGGGGATAGATGCGCGTGTTGCAACGTCGCTTGATCGCTGCATTTCCCGTCAGGACCGTATAAACCGCACTCTCGATCATCCCTTAACCTCTGTAAAAAGGACCGTCCGCCGTCTGAAAACGGGTGGGAAGGGGCACCCGCCGGGGAGGGCGACGGGCAGACGGCCCCAAAATTTCAGTCACCTTCCGCTCAGGTTTCAAGCCGCTTGCACATAAGTTGCATTTCCCTGTATCTTCCCCCTACATCGATCACGGACAGGATTTGATATTCCTCCGTCCCGTGAACGATCTTCATCTTTGCCGTCACATCATCCCGGTATCGGATCGTGCATCTGACTTCGACTTCCGAAACGGTCTGTTTGCTTGCGAAATACTCACGGCCCCGTAAAGGCTCGATCTGGACCCATACCGTGTCAACCGTCTGCCAACGCACTTCCGGCTCGCCGTAGGTGTTTTGCGTTTCAACGGGCTTGTATAAGGTCGCCCTGTGTCTCAGTTTCCCCGCGTGCATTACGGCCTCACGTCGATATTGATAACAAAGGGGTCCAGAATCCCGTCCACATACGACCTCGGAAGCTCCTGAAGGTTCCCGCTCTGCATCGCCTCCCTGCTCTCGTACATCTGAGACACCCGCATCTTGATCCACGTTTCAATATCTTCGGGGCAAGTGTCCGTTGCGTTACTTGTCGGATACCCGGCCTGAAATTGGACTGTAATCGCGTTCCGCTGTGTGTAGTGGTCCGGCCAATCCTGACCGTCCCTCAAAAAGACCCGCCCGGGTTCCGCGTACACGTCCACGCCAAAGACCGTTGTGGAAAGGGTCGTGCTGTTTCCCGAAGTCGGGTCCAGATAGGTAATGACCACATCCGTATCAGTTGACGAAAGGGGCGCACGCGGGAGAATAAACTCCCCATTCGCCGGCCAATCATCAACAAGCAACTGGAACGTCTGAGCCAGACAGCACCGCCCGGTTTTGTTCTCGGCAGCGTGACGGGCTGCCTTTTCCAAAGCGGTCAAAAGGGTGTCCTCCGTCGTGTCCGCCGTCGAAAGCCTGAGATACGTTTTCAGGTCGGCCACAGACACCGGCTCGGCAGTCGCATCGGTCACAAGTCGCAGGGTCCAAGTCATATCTCCCCCTCAAAAATCACATCGAAGTGCTTGCTGATCCGCCATTCATCGACAAGGTAATCCGGCGTGACCCCCGCCCACCTTTTGCCCGACATGATCGGTGCGCCAGCCGCAACGAGAAAATGGGCGGTCAATTCCGAGCATACTTCCTGCCCGTCAACGTGAATCTTCGGCAGCCCGATCAAATGCAGCAGTAGGCGATAAAACGGATACGCCCTGCCCCTCTGATCGCACACGGCGGCATATCCCCGGCAATAATGCGTCAGGTCCATACCGTTCCATCGGGCAATCAAAACTTGGGAACCTTTGTAAGCGTCAAAAAGGGACTGACTTTTGATCGACCACAACGCTTCAAAGGTCTGCCCCGATATGTCCATCAGGAAGCCCGTATGTCCGTAGGTCGCTTCGCCGTCCATTGATTTCAGCTTTTGCGCTAACAGTATCGCGCTCCCCAATCCCTGCGGATTCCTTGAAGCGAAAACGTCACCGGGTCGAATCTCGATTGATTTATCCATCATCGCCTCCCCGCCCATTTGACACTAAAGTGATTCAGGTCTTTGGCGATTCTCTCCGCGCCCCCAAGTTCATCCCAAAAGTCGTGAAGCAAATTGAAGCCCCGCTCCATTTCGCTGCCCTCTGAAAGCCACAGCCCGTCTTTAAAAAGATTCAAGTCCTGCGCGAGTCGTATATAGTGCATCGACCCCTTCATGTGACCCACGCCGTCGTCGTCGTATCCTTCGCCCAACGTCAATTCGTAGCCAAGCTCGTAGGCTTTCAGAATCAACCTTCCGAGCATGAGCGTGAATTTGCGCTGTAAAGCACCGAGATTCATTTACCCCGCCCACTTGATTCCCAACGCGGCCAACGCCCCGCCGATTACCCCGCCCACGGCAGCGCAAGCCTTGTCATAAACCGGATGCTTCTCCAAAGTTTTCAGGCGACCGTCCATCGATTTCAATGTCTTGTAAATCATCCAATCGCGCTGATCCGTTGAGGCACTTTCCCAATCGTTCTCATCCAAGACAATGAATCCATTTCCCATTGACACTCGCCCACCTTTCGTTTATTTAACTCCGGGCGGCACCCGCTTTCACCGGGGAGGCACCTTTCGGCCTCACGCCGCCCATCAGTACCTCTTATATTCCGTAACGTAGACTCTCGTAGCAGCGTTAATGCTCGCAGTCGTTCCGAGGTTCCGTGAGGGATATATTTTTCTGAGCATGGTGGTCTCCTATAATCCTACTTTCTTCCGATTCATCCCCGCCTCGCTGTGGATGCCCATAAAACAAGATCCTTTCCTGTCCCGCTATCGCGGGACTACGCAGGATAACAGGCCGCGCGAAAACCCACGCTGCCGCTCGAACCCGCGCGATCATTGTTCCAATTCACGCTCCACACCCCCGCAGGCGTCGTGTAGTCCCAAGACCCGGACGAGCGCAGGCACAGGGCGTATTCGATGTGCTGATAAAAATAGTCCTTCCCAAAAAGGTCCGTCCCCGTCGTGTCGATCCCGTTCGCGGCCTTCGGGAAGCCCATCCCGGTCAAGAGCCATTCGGCCCCCGAGATGTCTTCGGCCAGGACCTGGTTCGCGCCGCTGCCCATGCGCTGCGTGAACGGGCCGCCTCCGGAGGTCTCGAAGGCCGGAGTGAACTCCTGCATCATGGCCGCGACGCCCGTAGCCCCCCAATGATCCGTCGCCAGCGTCGCGCCCGCCGTGAAGTCCTTCATCGATGTGGCCTCCTTGGCGACGTACCACTTGCCGATCGTCACGGTTCCGGGGTCGGTTCCTGCATCGTAGGGTGTTCCAAATCCAGAGGCGTCAAACGGTATGGTGAAGTTGTCGTCATCTATCCGTGTCAGCGTCCAGATTTTGTCCTTGCACCCCGACCAATCTGCCTGCGTGATTCCGTTGATTTGAACATAATCCCCATTTACTTTGCCATGCCCCGTGACCTTAATCTTACAGGGATTCTCCTGCGTCATTGCTTCTATCGCGGGGGAGGTGGCGATGCAGGTTGCCCCGATACTGATCTCCCACATCAGGCCGTTAACGTCCGCGATCCCGCAGGTCTGACCGTTGTGGGTGGTCTTGGCGAACGGGCTGCCGCTGCCGGACTTGCCGCAGTTGGAATAGCCATCGGACTCGAAGGTGATCGTGGTGTCGTCCACATCCGCGCTGGAGATGACCCCGGCGACCGGTGCCTGGTTGTTATTCAAGCCCTTCGGATAGTTCTTGGTCGCGTGATACCAGGCGCAGTTCGTCGTGCCCGTCCCGTTGACGGCGGCCGCCTGCCCGTGCGCCGCACTCAATAGCGCGATTGCCGCCCGCTGGAAGATCGACCCGCTGTGGAAGATTGAACTTGCATTGACCGCTCCGTCCACTCCGTCCCGACGGTGGGCCAGATCGATGGCACTATAATAGGCATTCCCCCCGCCTGTACACCCAGAGAAGGGGTTGTGCGCCGCTGCGCTCGACAGCGGCAGGCCATTCTTGAGCGAGCCGGCCACATATCCCGTCCCCCGCGCCACCATCGACCCTATGAATTTATCGAAGAAGAAGCCCCGCTGAATCTTGCCCCCGTCGATAAAGGCGCGTGGAAGCGCGTACCCGTCCGCCTCCGCGCCGGTGTAAAAAATGCAAGCCTCCGCATCCGTCACGCTCGAAAACGCCCCGGCCACCCCGGAGGCGTCCACGTCAACCCCCGCCGCCGTCTGTAAATTGAAGTGGGTCGCGTCACCGACCGTGCCAACCTTGTAGAGTTTGCCCGAATATCCCGCCCAATTCGCATCAGCGGTGATGTGCGAGAGCCAGATATAATCCCCCGCCGTCCTGCCGTGCGCCGCCCCCGTAGTCACCACAGCCGGATTCGCCGCCGTGATGTCCGTCACCAGCGCAGTCGTCAAAGCGTAGGTGTCCGCCCCCTTGACATCGATGGAATTGACGCCATAAGTCGCGTAGGTGGGATTCGAGGCGTGGGCGATCCGGTAGAAGAATATCGGGACAAAGCATTGCTGCGCGATGCCCTCGAATAGATAATTTCCGTATTGACCATGCCCCTCTTTGTAGCACCCCGCCATCGGGACCATTCCTGTGGGGATCAAATCGCTTGGACAAGTGCCTACGCCAAAGCCCACCCCTCCGGGCGTGCCAATGTCGCACAACTTATATGCTCCGGGGCCACCGATAAGTTTCAGCATAATTCCCCCTTAACCCGCCGCCCACGGCCCACTCACAGAAACGGCCATCCAATCATAAGCACCCACGCCGGTTTGGAAGCTGACAAACTGAACGCAATTCCCCGCCGCAGCCGAAGCAACCCCGACGTAGCCGTTATCCGCGCCCGCCACGCCGTCGAGATAAATCTTATCGTTCGTGGCCGCCTTGATGCGGTAATACTTCGCAACCGTCGTGCCCAAAAGGGCGGTGAAACTGTATCCAGCCGCAATGGTCGGAAGCTGAATCAATGCGTCATCCGTCTGCCCGTAGTTGCTGATCTGCCCGCCCGAGCATTGATTCGCTGTCAGGGTGTCAGACGCAGGCTCGGCGTCCTCATCAACAAGGGCGCGGATCGTGTTCGCGGTCGTGCCGCCGATGGCGGCATTGTCTATCGTCCCGCCCGATATGGTCGGACTCAGGATAACCGGCGCCTTTATGACTTCAACTCCATTGATGATCAACATCACGCACCCCCTGTTATTCCGGGTCAATCACGGCGTTATAGGCCCATTGCATTCCAGAGCTTGCCCCGCTGAAAACGATTGCAACACGGTCCTTCCCCGTCAGGCTGAGAGGCGCTTCGGGGGACCACACAATGTCATTCAGGACGCCCGCCGCCGTCGCCACGGTCGTTTTCAAGACGATAGAGTCGTAGGCCGAGCTTTCGTGATTGCGGATATAAACGTCGAGCGTGCAAACATCCGTGAAAGTGACCGCGCAATGGATATTCAGTTGCGTGAGACCCCACCGCGACATCGAAGAATTGCCAAAGCTGATCTCAACCGGAGTCGCCCCACGTGTCGTCGCCCTTTGATGGACTTTCATTTCAGTTTCCTCCTTTGTGGCGAGTGGCCCCGCGCCTGCCTCTTGCCTGCCTGATTTCCCGCGTCTCCGGGGATTCAACCATCGCCGTCCTGATCACCCGCACGGAACCGGATGATTCCAGTTCTTCGGCCTCATCCTCCGCGCAATCAAAAGCCTGTCCGGGCTGATGCCACTCACCCGAACGGCCCCGGTAATATCTCATCGAAACAACCCGCACCCCCGGCATGACTAATCCCTCCAAATCTGAGCGTCGGCGTGATTCGCCCACACCCTTGTGATTTCTCGTACCGCTTCTTCCGCGCCCACATACTGATTGACTTGCTTCTGTGCGAGTTCGTACTGTGACAGCGCCTTGGCCTTCCGCGTCTGAATCGCAGTAAGCATATTGGCGAGTTTCGCCTCGTACTCGGCCTGCTCGCGTTCCTCAAAGCCGTACATGAAACGGGTTTTCAAAAGGTCGGCCTGCTTGGGAATGGTCAACTTGATTCCGAGTCCTGCGGCAATTCCCAAGAAAAACTCGCAACTCGGACGCTGCGGACCGTACTCCGTGGCCGCCGCCATATCGACGCCCCAACAGCCGATCTCAGCCGCGCCCATCGTGATAGCGAGCGCGATCATGTAAGACACGCTGTTTGTGAAGTACCGACCGAAACGGCCCGTGATTTCTTCAAGCGGATACGGAAGCGACTGCGGAATCTCATCCCAATGCTTCTGCATATAGACGGGGCAATTCAGCGATGCGAGGGACTTGACGTAATCATTCATGGGCTGGCCGCGAAATTCCGTTGACCATTCAAACACGCCCGGACGGGTCAACTTCCGCCGGTAAAACTGCTTTCCCACTTTCTTGATCGGATGGATTTCAAACCATCGCGTGGGGCGGGGGATATGGTTAAATGCGTTGTTCATCGCCCATATCTCCCAGGACTTGTCATCGTAGGGCGCAAGGCTCTTTGTATCCGAGCACCCCACAATGCCGATCTTTAACGGGGCCGGGGCCGCCTTGACTTCGACGGCCTCCGGCGTTTCCTGCTTGACAACCTTCGCTTTCCCCTTCTCCATTCGTTCAACCTCCCCCTGTTAGTTGTTTAGTTACGGAGCCTCCGTCCTATTGATATTGGTGGCCTGATACCCGGTGATGCAGATAACCGACGCGGTAATGGCATAGGTTCCCGTGCTCTTGAACCGGACGCCGAAATGCGTGTAAGACGAATTGGTGGAAAGCACCTGGGACGGATTGAACTCGATCAGCCCCATTTTCTTGACGCCCTCGACATAGACGCAGCCCGTGGACCCAGACGCACCGGCGCAGGCAATGTCAATCCCGTGCGCCTCACCGGGGCCAATGGCCTTCCGGCGAATGCAGATAGACGCCTCAGACGAGGAATCCGCCGCCGTGGTCACGGTGTAGGCTTCAAGGTGGGTACAGAACGTGGCGATGGCGCAGGCGAGGTTTTCCACGATAACGCTATTTGCAGACGAACCGATCTGCTTGTCTGCAATCGTCGCGGCTTCCTGAAGCGTGAAGGTCGTTCCGTCAATAACGATGGTCCGACCGTCCGCCTTCCGTGCGCTCGCGCCCGCTCCGGCCACGACACGGACGGTTTCCCATTCGTGCCATTGCAGGGCCGTCACCTCTCCAAGATCAAGTTTTGCGCTGGTGAGAGCGGTCATGGCTGACACGGCAGTCGCGGCCGTCCCGACCACAACCGTGAAGCTCGCGGGGGCCGCTGCCAGGGCTTTGGCCGTCGCGTTTGCGTTATAGATTCCGCATTGAACCGTAATGCGCTGAACGTCTGCCAGGGCGATAGGCTCCGAGTCCGCGCTGGACACAGCGGCGGCAAGAAGCGCCTGGGTAAACTTTGCGTGTTCTCCAAGGTATTTACTCATTTGTCATTCCTCCTTTGATGTCGCTAATTCAGCACCACGAACGGGCTGACCGTGTTGCTGGTGGACCCTTCCAGCGGCAGCGGCGCACTCAGCCAGGGCTTCCCATCGACGTTCCAAAACGCCTTGATAACCGTCTTGTTTGAGGTGAAATAAACGTGCGGAGAGGCGTCCACAAACGGACCCGACCCGTTCTTGATGAGGTAGTACGACATATCCACAAGGATCAGGTCGCCCGCCGTACCAAGTGCCACCGACCGATCATGGAACATCAGGGGAATCCCCATCAGCGTGTTCGGGATCGGCTTGGTGTAGTCGCTGTGGAAGATCATGTTTGAGCCGGCATCAACCAGGGCGCTCAGATAGGGGATGATCGTCTGGGAAGCGACAAAGAGGTAAGACCCGCCCATCTTGATCCGCGCAATCATGTTGCGGATGTCCGCCGCCACAACCTGACTCGCCGTGGTGCGGGAAACGTCGATCCGACAAGGCGCCTTGATCACGCCCAGAGGCCCGCCGATTCCGTTGCCGTTATAAAGCTGCTGATCTTCCCAACCGATGATGGCCTTGCGAAGCTGATTCCCGATGAACCCGCTTGCCGCCTGCCAGTTGCGGAGAAGTTTGTCCGTCACGGTCACATAGGCCGCGACCTCTCCCGGCTCCAGGGATACTTCTTTCAGACGAAGATCCGTTTCGCTCTTGGTTCCGCCTTCGGCCACCTTCGCCACGACGATTCCGCCATAGACGTTTTCGCCTGCGGTCTGATCCAGGGCGGTCATGGTGATCTTTGCATCGGGCGGGTCGCCTGCCGGAATCACGGTACAGCGGGGACGGAAAATGGCTTCCGCCGGGGACACCTGAAGAATCTCAGGCTTAAACTGTTCGGGAAGCGCAAATCCGCCTTCCGTGCCCGTTCCCATCGACTGCTCGCGGTATTCGACGGAAGAAAGGCGCGGGTCGTCGCGGTCAAAGCGGACGCTTGAAAGAAACTCGCCCAGATTCCGAAACTCGGACGGGCGATTGTTCGTGCGCTTGTACGTCACGCGATAGGGCTTGTCCGCCTTTTCCGCGAGTTCCGCCTCACGCGCAACGAGCTTGTCCAGACGGTCAATGTCCCGCTGAAGATCGTCGGACTGCGCGTCAAGCTGATCATATGCGGCCCGTTCTTCATCGGTAAAATCGCGCTTTTCCTCCGTCGCCTTGGTGAGCATCGACCGCATACTTGCGAGAATTTCCTCGGCCTTAGCCCTCAGTTCGATAAGTTTTTCCTTCATGGGTTCCTCCTTAATTTCATGATCTGTGGCCGTGCGGCCCGAAAGTGGGTTTCCTGCGGGCAAACTCTTTCTGGAGAAATCGCGCCCACGTTCCGACCGGCAGCACACGCGGTCGCCCTTGTTCGGCAGCCCATTGTTCCCGTGAGTGGACGGAAACGTCGGTCTGCTGGTAAAAAGGGAAGGTGACGGGACTCACGTCCCAGAGCTTGACCTCGCGCAGCGTGTAGAGATCAGGCTCGTTGCCTTCACCTTTCTGTCTCTCTTCGGATATGATCTGGAACCCGAAGGACATTTGGGAAATGTCGCCTCGGGAAATGGAAATCATGAGATCATGTGCAAACTGAGTGTCCGGGGGGGAAACCTCAATCCACAAGCCCTTGTCATCTTCTCTCAGGGTGAGGGTTCCTGCGGTGTTTCGCCCAAGGACAAAATTTGCATCATGATTGAACAGGGCACGGATGTCGTCGGCCTGAATGGTCTTTGCGAATGCACCGGGGGCGATCTTCTCTCTGAAATAGCCCCCGTCACCGATGACGTTGAAAACCGCAGCGTGCCCCACAATCCGCTCCGGCTGTTCGTCGCTCCGGGCGAGCACGTCAAGGGACGTGACATCGTAGGTCCGATATTCGTACTGCGGTCGCTGCTCATTCTTCCGCTTCATCTGTTTTGCCTCCGGTTGGATTGGGTTTATCGGCGGGGACCATATTCAGGGGGACAAGGTAAGAATCCCCGTCAGCAATCGGGTTCGCGTTTTCAAGGGCACGGATCTCGTTGACAGACATCCACCCCCATTGACGGGCCGTGGCGTAGGCTTGGAACCGGGACGCCGTGTCGCCCCTCAGAAGTCCGCTCAAATTAAATTCGATGAAATGGCGCTCCCGGTCTTTGGGAGACAGGAGATAGCGGTTCATGGACTGTTCAAGACGGACGCACCACGGACGGATGGTGTAAGTGGCAAAGGCGAGGAACAACTGTTCCGCCGAAGCGTAGGTCATCGTGTTTGTCGGATGGCCGACCATAATGGGGGGAACCCGGAAGATGCGGCAGATTTCCTCAACGCCGAATTGACGTGACTCCAAAAACTGCGAGTCCTCATTACTCATGCCGATCTTCGCAAGCTCCCCCCCGTCCTCCAAAATGATCGACTTGAATTTGTTCTCGATCTTCCCGTACTCAGCGAGGGAGTCCTTCAGGAAGGCGCGGGCGTTGTCACCAAGTTTCACGCCGGCGGGGAATTTCAGGGCCATACCGACAGAGGCGTTATTTGAGAAGAACCGCCCCCCGTACTGATCAGCAGCAAGCGAAAGCCCGATGGATTCACGCGCTACGGATATGGGAGAAAGCCCCCGGATACCCTCCGGCGCGTTTCCGTTCATGGATGTGCTGATCGGCATATTGCGGACGGGCCATATCTTGTCCGCAGGGATGGTTTCCTGCTGCCCGTCCTCATGCTTATAGAGATAGACGGGAGAGCCGTTTTTCACGGACACTTCCATCAGGGCGGGATTCAGGGGGAGAAGTTCTTGAATCTTTCCGCCGCCGCCCATGACGATTCGGGAAAACGCTTCGCCCTTCAAATTGACGTGGGCGACAAGGCACTCCCGAAACTCAAAGCTGGTCTGAAATTCGTTGGGGGAGTCGTGAAGGATGGAGTACAGCGGATGCGAAGTGGCGGGCTTTTTCCCGTCACCCACGCGCTCGTAAATCGACAAGGGGAGGGACGCAATCGTTTCAGCCAGTACGCGGACGCAGGCATAGACCGCCGCGACCCGCAAAGAGGAATCCGACGTGACGGACATTCCGCTTGCGGCAGGCGACTGAATGAAGCGAGTCAGCCAATGATTCGGGTCGGAAAGCCCCCGAAGCAGGACGTTATCTTTTAGTTGGCGAATGCGCGTGCGTAGCGACATGAATCCCCCTTTGAGGGGAATTGTCGCTAATCACGCATTGATTAGCCCGGACAGGACGGTACAAAACGGGCCTTACGTAAGGGAGTTTTCAGGAAGTGGACTCTTTTGATATGATCGTGACGATAACAGACCGCTGGAAGCGGAGGCACCGCCCCCCAGGTTTGACGCCGGGGAGCTTCCCTTCCGCGTGCCAACTGTAAACGGTCTTTTGCGAAACTTGAAAGATATTCGCCACCTCATCGGGCCGAAGTAACGGCTTATTCGGGATTATGGCGGTGCTGTCCATTGTCACCTCGTAAGGATGATGTTTTCGGCGTCGATCCCCTCCGCTGCCCGCCGTTCCCTGCTGTGGGGCGTCATGCGATTGAAGGGGTTGTCCATCGTGAATCCGTGGGGGAGAATTAGATCGAGGCAATCCTGCTTTGTCTTGCTTGAAACCTCGATCAGGATTGATTTGATCCGGGGCATAGTTTCCTGCATTCCCTTGACAACTTCCAATTCCTGGCCGTCGATGTCGATCTTGACGTGAAGATTATCCATAACGAGCGCCTTTGAGATAGTGTCGAGCGTGCTGATAATGGTGTACCGTCCCCGCTTGCCGACCTGTCCACCGGACGCCCCGGCCTCGGTCTTGTCGGAACCAAACTCCACGAATCCGTCAAAAGACCCGATGGCCCACCAAAAGCAGGTGATATGCATAAACCGGTTCAAGAGGCGGTTGTATTGAAGCGCCTCCATGTTCTCTTTCATCGGCTCAAAGGCATAGACCCACATATCGGGATAGAGGGAATTTGCGAACAGCGAATAAACGCCCACATTCGCGCCTATGTCCACAAACTCATCCGTGGGCGCAAAAGATTTAATCCACGCGATTGTCTCCGGTTCCTTTTCCCAGAATGTCTCGGCCCGGTATTTCTCCATCGGCGTTACGGTTCGCATTTTGAAGGGTAGGGTCATCGCCTCACCCCCTCCAATTCCCAACAGGGCACCGACACATAGACCGGCCCTGTCGATTCATTAACGGCCCACTCCATGACCGCCCGCAACCGCTCCGGCGTGTCCGGCTGCATGACGGTCATCCCCGGCATGGTTTTCATCAAGGCCACATCTTCAAGGCATTCGTGGGATGTTCCCGGCCCTGTCGGAAGAATGCCCGCCAGATGGCCCACGAATACGATATGACGACGTTCAAGGCAGGCGTTGTAAATCTGTTCGTTCGCCCGACGACACAGGAAGGCGGCGAAGGAATGGACGATGGGGACGAATCCCCCGGCCGCCAATCCCGTCGCCATACTCACCATGTCCTGCTCCGCAATCCCGCATTGGATAAATCGGGCGGGATACCTCGCTTTGAAGGCAGTTAGGCCACAATCCGGTTCAAGGTCGGCGTCCATGCAGACCACCTTTTCATTCTTCCCAAGGTTTTCAACAATTGCTGAAAATGCCTTCAGGAGTGTGTTGACCGGGAAGGCGCGGGGATACACTTCCCGCTCCACCTCACAGACGGCGAATTGCGGGGAGCGGTTGCATATCTCCTGTACGGCCCGTTCATATTCCAGTTCCGACAGCGCCCCGGCGTGATAGCGGTTATCGCCCTCCATGAAGGAAATGCCGGAGCCCTTGACGGTCCTGCGTTCTATGCCAACGAACGGTTCATTCATGCATATTCCGCGCGATAACGAATAACCGTTGCTATCATAGTGAATCCAAACATTTGATGAATCGACGTTTTGCAAAGCCTCCCAATTCTGCCCTTCCTGTAACTCCCCATCCCCTACCATGACATGAATCTTCCGCTTCTGGCCCGCAAGTCTATCCGCCGCCGCTAACCCATTCGCCTTTGAAATCCCCATCCCGAGCGAACCCGTATTGAACAGCACACCCGGAACGTCAATCGTCGGATGACCCGGCAATCCCCCCGGGCGCCTGAAGGTATGAATCGCATCGAACGGGATGACCCCTTTAGCCGTCAGGACCGCATACAGCGCCGGGGCGTCGTGACCCTTGCTTGAAATGAACACATCATCCGGCCCCATCCCGCCGAAGAACAGGGGAACCATGATCGTCAATGAGGACAGCGACCCGCCAAGGTGGCCGCTTCCGGCCTGCTGGACCATGTATAAAACTTGGAGCCGGAGGGCGTCAAGCATGACGGCCTGATCCGTGATCTTGTCCAGTTCTTCCTTTGGAACGTAAAAGAGCCTCATCTCCCCTCCCCCATAATCCACTTGGCATATTTCAAATCGGCGGGACTGTTAATATCAATCCCCTCGTTTCCGTAGGTGTAGAAAGGCCGGATCAATTCGCCCGATACGGTCCCGTCCTGAAGAACGTCCGTCCACGCAACGTGAATGCAGCCGTTTTGCACCCACACATCCCCGAGCGCCTGCGTGGGAAGATCATAGTAGGGCGTTCCGTTATTCCCGCCTTCCTCGCAGGGATACATTCGCCCGTTGACGATCTCCCACGACTTTTTCGGGTGCGCCGGGGTCCTTGATACAGCCCGGAGCGAGTGACAGAATTGCATTTCAAATTGAGCCACGGCCCGTCTGATCGTGTCCGCCGTCCTAAATGGCGACGTGGGCCGAAGAATCACGAACACGTCAAAGCCAGGGTTGCACTCCAAGGCGTGACCGACCCAATTGAAGTCGGTAGCCTGGTCGGTACAAAGCCAATCCGGGCGAATCAGGGCGTCCACTCCGAGTCGGTTCGCCCACATCGCGCATGAATCCCAATCCGTTGAAACGACAATGCGGTCAAAAACGCCGCTCTCGTTCGCCCCGTCAATGGCATATTGCAGCAACGGTTTGCCGTTCAACTGGACAAGATTCTTTCCGGGTATCCGTTTGGAACCACGCCGCGCCGGGATCAGGCCGATGATCTTCATGTCATTTCCTCTCGATCTGAATCGACGGCCCCGGACCAAGATCGGGCGGCGACTGTTTCAATTCGGCCTTGCCAAAATGAATCTGTATGCCCTGCGTGATTTCAACCTTCCCGTTGTCCATCATGGCGCCCGTGGTCGTAAGGTCGATCTTCCCGATGACAAGTCCCGTCTTGTCGATAAAGTCCTTCAATTCAGCCGCGAGTTTTTTCGCGACCACTCCCGCCAGCTTTTCAGGTTCAACCCGTGTCGTCTTTTTCTTCGTCATAGCGCGATATACCCTCCATCGATGATTGCCGTCTGCCCCGCAAATTCGGGGCACTCAACCGCGAAACGCAATGCAGCCCGGACGGATTCCTTACTAACCGGCCTTCCAAGCGGGACGTTCCGCAAAAACTTTCCGAGAAACACCGGGTCCAGCTTCCCCCCGTCGAACGGACCAAACCCGATGCAACACGCTCGGATTCCATAGCGCCCGTACTGGACCGTCAGGCTCCTAACGTACTGCTCCAATGCTGCCTTAGAAAGATTGTACCCAACGGGCTTCTCAAACGTGCCCTCGTAATTCCGCCAATCGGCCCCGACATGAGCTTGGATAGACGAAATCCCGACAATCACGCCGCCCTTCCTGATCATGAAGGGGAGAAAGCCCTCCGCGACGTACACGGCCCCGAGAAGATTGACTTGGAGAATCCTCTCAATGGACCCGTGAAACGTCGCCCCGCTCCCCGGCGGGTTGTCAATCGCGGCATTCAGGACAAGCACTTTCGGGATTCCGTAAATCGCCACCGTCCGATTGACGGCATACTGCATCTGCTCCCGGTCAGATACGTCCCACAAGGGTTGATCAATCCCGAATGTTCGATAACCGAGACTGATAAGCGTATCTTCCCAGATCGGCCCCAACTGGCCCGACGTTCCCGTGATGACTGCGAGCGGCGCTTCTTCTTGACTCATTCGATCATCCCCCCCTCCAAGGATACCCCCGTCGAACAATCTTCCAACAGGTGTTTTCCGATCACGCTGTCAAAGTCATACGGTTTCAATCCCCCCGCCGGCGATTTGATAATCAGGTCGTCACGCTCGATCACGTCGCCGGCGCACTTTGGTTTCGACAAGTACAACCCCTTCCCCATCTTGACGACAAATCCCCCCCTTTCCGCCTCTGATAGAGGCTTATTACGCAGGCCCACCATCGTTCGGACCCGCCGCAAATCTTCACAGGCTTTTTCAAGCCCCCTCGGTTCAAGACTAAACCCGTGGTCCGTCCCGATATTCGCCCTGGACAGGGTAAGGTGCGCCTCAAAGATCGACGCACCAAATGACCGCGCCAGCAGTAGCGGAAGAATCCCCGGATGGTGGGAACTGAATCCGATCAATTTATCTGGGAACATTTCCCGCAGGGTCGAAATCATCCCCAGGTTCAAATCCTCATCCCGATTCGGATAGAGGCTCACGCAGTGCATCAAGGCGAAATTCGGGTTTATCGGATCAATCGCATCGGCAAGCCTCTGAATGTCCTCCCGTGACGCGCCCCCGGTTGAAATCAGCATCGCGTCACCCTGCCTTGCAATCATCTTGACAAGCGGAAGATTCGTCACGTCACAACTCGCAACCTTCCACATCGGGGGCATTAACTTTTGCAAGAACCGAACGGAGCTTTCCTCAAAGGGTGTTGCAAAGAACATCACCCCGTATTTCTGGGCAACCCCTTTAAATCTCCTAAACTCGGGAAGGCCGAACCAATCAAGCCTCTCCCGGTGTTCGCCGTAGGTCTTCCCGTAGGAAAATTCGTTCTCGTAAGGTTTCGCCAGTGCGGTTTTTGTGAACATCGCCCGGTTATCCCGCTTCTGCATCTTCACGGCGTCAACCCCCGCCCTTGCCGCCGCGATGATCAGTTGTTCGCACACGTCCGGGTCGCCCATGTGATTTGACCCAATCTCCGCGATGATGAACGTATCCCGATCAGTCAACCGCCGCCCCGGTAAATCAAGTTTCCGCATAGTGCCCCCCTAAAGAATTTCAATGCCTCGGGACTCATAAACGGACGGTTCCGGTTCCGCCGCCATGTCCCGGCTTTTCAGACCCAATGCCATCGACAGTGCAACCGCCCCGTCAATCCTGAATCGCGTCTTCGACTTGTCCAGTTTCCTTCCGCCTGCCGGATCGGAAATCGTCATCGCGTTTGAAATGTTCCAAGTCAAACAGGGGTGCCCATCATGCATGAGCTTCCGCTGAAGGACGGACGTTTCCAATGCTTCGACTGCCGGCGTCATATCCTTATACCCCTGCCCCCACGGAATCAGACGCAGGGCACCATCACGCGCAAAGTCTTTCTGATCAACGTAAGCGTCCAGACCGATCTTCCCGGCGGCGCTCAGCAGGTCGTCAATCCGGTATCGGTCAAACGCCATCCCCAAAACCTTATAGTCGCGCACGATCCCGGCAAGACGGTCGGCAACCCAATCATAATCAATCGCCCTCCCCGGCGTCGTTTCAATAAAACCGCTTTGCTTCCATGCCCAATACGGAACCCGATCTCTACTTTCATGGTCGCGGATTGTCGCTTCGGGCTTCCAGAACCACGCTTTAACCCGGTCCCTATCCCCGGCGCTCACGGCGATTAAGGCCGTCAGGTCCGTTTTTCCCGAAAGGTCAAGCCCCAGATAGATTTCTTCGCCCAATTCGATTTTGCGGGAATCATCACGGCAGGCGACCCATTCGGCCCGAGGAATCAGCGGAGACTCGGAGTTGACCCGCTGATTCAAATACAGGTTGCGGAAGGCCGATTCAAAGGACGGCATACGCTTCGCCCTGTTCGCCGCCGTTTTCATCTCAGACAGGGACCGGAAGTCACCCAGGGCAGGGTTAGCGAGCTTCCATAGTTTTGGATTCTCAAACACGCCCTCCGCGTCCTCCGGCACGGCGTACAGATGACAAACGGTCGTCGGGTCATGCCCCGTCATGGCGTCATCAATCAACTGTGAAAGAATATGCTGCGGGTCGGGACTCTGTGTCGATATGATGATCATGAGAGGTTCTTGACGCGCTGCCATTGAAGTATCGAGGGCGTCGTACAAATCCCGGTTGCGTGCCTGGGCTAATTCGTCATAGATCACGACTGTGGGGTTTAATCCAAACTTGGACCCGGCCTCGGCTGATATGGCCCGATAGAACGACCCGTTTTGATAACAGACCATCGTCTTTGTGCTGTCCACGATCCTGATCATGGAGGACAATTCCGGGTCCGCCTGTACGATCTGACGGGCATATTTAAAAACGAGGGCCGCTTGTTCCCGTTCCGTGGCAGCCGAGTATATTTCCCCATTCTTGATCGCCTCCGGGCCAATCAGGTGGGCGAGGGCAAGGGCGGCAATGGTCGCGGACTTCCCATTCTTCCGCGCTTCCGACAGGATCGCCCGACGCACGACCCGGCAACCGTCCTTGTTGACCGGCCCGTAAATGTCCCTGATAAACCGCTTCTGGAACGGACGCAGGCGGAAGGGCCCACCCTCCCCCTTCCCCGATGGCACGGTGAGTTGTTCGATAAACCGGATGATGCGCCTTACGCGCTCGCTATTTCTTGCCAACCTTCGCTCCGATCAGTCCGTCGAATTTGCTTCCGGGGTTCTTCGCCGGGTCAATCGCCAGCCGCGCCCGTGCGACCCCGCCTATCCCAAATTCCTGTGCGAACTTGACCATATCCTCACGAGCCTTGTTCCGCGTACCAATCAGGGTGTTCTGGACAACATTCCCGTTGCTCGTGGTATCGATCAATCCAGCGAGTTCATTCCCACCCGCTTTTTCGACCCGCGCCCTTAGAGCCTCCACCGCATGACGCCATACGGAATAGGCATCGCAATACGCCCCAAGAATCTGTTGATCCACCCGATACAGGACGCCCATCGTGTGAAGCTCGTCCGCAACCCGGCTCCACTCCTCCAAGGCATAGGCGTCCAGATGCACCGGGGGCGTGGGGATGTCACGATCCTCCGGCGTGGGTTCTTTCTTCAGCGGCCGCCGGCCGGGATTGCCAAGTTTGAATTTCACCACGTTTGGAATCGGTTTTCTGCCTGCTCCGGGGCGTCTGTGTTGGGTCATTGATCGGCCCTCCTGATTTCAATCCCCGGAAACGCATCAAGCATACGCTGAAGGATTGTTGCACAATAATCTTTATCCATTTCAATTCCGTACATTTTCTTTTTTACATTTTCGGCTGCGACCATAAACGAACCACTTCCAAGAAATCCATCGAAGTAAATATCGGCAGGAAAGTCTTGCATAATGTTGACGGCTAACCCAACAGGCTTTTGAGTTGGATGAACACGACCATTTAATTCATCTTTACGATTGCCCTTTCTCAATAAACCACTCCATAAGTGACGATATATTCTTGACGGTTTATTATAATTCGTCCATGCAATTTCACAGTCAGCAAAGTTATTCGATGGTACGTCTTCTCTTTTATCCCATATTAACCAGCAACAAGACGGCGGAAGGAATGCAGTAAAATAATTTCCTCCCCATAAAATAAAATCATTTATACCCTCCCCCATACAAACTTGATAAAATAATTCCGCTGTGTCTGTCGTATCATCACCGATAATATTGCTATATTGATTTGCAGCAACAATCCCACCGCCACCTACCGTCCCTTTAAAATGAGTCTTCCCACCGCCACCTACCACAGAAACCCCATAAGGAGGATCACTGAACACAACAGCCTTCTCCCCGCCCATCACCCGCGCCACGTCCTCGGCCTTCGTTGAATCCCCACATAGAAGGCGATGCTCCCCGATCTGCCAAATGTCGCCCGGTTTAACATTCCATGTCTTATTCAACTCTTCGGCACGGTCAATCTGTGGTTCGGCGTCGGTAGGTTCGGCTTTTTCTTCCGCAAGCCAGTCCTCCGGCAAATCCACGCCCCACTCCACAAGCGGCAAATCATCCCATGCGCTTAGGGCGTCCATGTCCCAGGTGCCGAAATTGGAATTGTCTTTGATGACAAACTCCCGCTTCTGTTCCGGCGTCAGGCCCGTAACGATCTTCGCCGTGCATTCCTTCGCGCCGATCTTCTTCAAGGCGAGTAGCCTCATGTTCCCGCCAAGCACCGTCATGGACTCGTCCACCACGATCTCCCGTAGATTCAACATCTCCGGGAAGTCCTGAAGGCTTTTAACGAGCCGGGCCATGTCCTTGTCGCTGATCCGACGTGGATTGTCGGGATTCAGCCGGATACTCGATAGCTTCACCGTTTTACGTTCTATTTCAACCAATTGACCCCTACCTCCAATTATGCGCCGTCTAAAGCGAGAGGCCAAGCGCGGTGAAACCCGAGCAATGTTCCCATGTTATCACCCCCCCCTACCCTCTCCAATGGTGCCCAGGATCAATCGGCATCCCCTCAATGTCGCACCCGAGCGCCCCGTGTCCATTGTCGATCCTCTGCTTGATTCCGTCGTGACATCGCTTACATAGGGGTTGCCAGTTCGATTCATCCCAGAATAGGCCATAATCTCCCTTGTGCGGTCTGATATGATCCACCACTTGGGCCGGCCGTGGAGTCCCGAAGCGTGTGCAATAAACGCACACCGGATGCTCTCGTAAGAATCTCTGGGCTGCCCTGCGCCATCGGATCGAGTCATACAGCCTATGCTCGTTCTGCTTTGCCACTTCGGATAAGCTCCTCTGCCAATTCCTGATTGACCCTGACCTCAGACCCACGACATATCCCGCCCGTGTATCTGATCCGTACCTTGCTTGTCTCCACCCTGACTTTACGCATCTTGTACGATGTGCTGTTCATGTATCCCGTTTCCTCTCTCCAAGTGCTTGGGGTCATGGCGCACCTACTATCCGCCCCCGAATGCGGCGGTCAGAATGTGTTTCATTGTGCCCCGTTCCGTGTTCGTGAGTGGGGCTTTGTATGCGTCTGACTCAGCCTCGCTCTCCCTGGCATTGTGCTTGCCGTCTTGATTCTGGATCGCCTTGATTAACCAGTCCCGAGGTTTGTTGATCTTATTGCCTTTGAGATTCTGCTGTATCAGGGCACGCAGGCAGAACAGCATAGCCTCTGGATTGACTTTGGATAGGTGCGTCTGTACTGCGAGATAGCATTGCTGGTGGTAGCTTGCCCCGTACCTGTCCCTGATCTCGTTCATGGTTTCTTCAAGGTCCGCCCTGAGCGGTTCTGTCCATCGGGTGTTGACGCTTTGAAGTGCGCTCTTTTTCGGTTTTGAAAGGTCCGGCGCCTTTGGAGTGGTGGGTGAGTTATCAACAGGGGGCTGCTTCTCGGTAGGTATAGCCTTACTTAAATTAGATTCTATTAACTTATCTTCTCTTATATTATGCCGGAGTAGGTCCGGAGTAGGCCCGGAGTTACTCCGGAGTAGGTCCGGAGTAGGCCCCGGGATGCGTGATTCTGCCTCTCTGTCCTTCCTGAGATGGGGCTGATGAGAGTCAAATTTGGTCAGCACGAGGCAGTCTTTTCCATCGGCATGATAAAGGGTTATGAGTCCGGCGCTATTAAGTTCGGTTAGAATGTTCCCGATAATCTCCGGCGTGATGTGATCCAGAAGCGGGGCAATGTCGGCCTTGATAAGACGCGGGTCGGCTTCCATGCGGCCCTCTTTGTCGAGGTAGGGAATCAACCATGTATAAATCATCCGTGACGTGTCGGAAGAAAGACCAGCAATCTTGACGGAACGCGACACCCGGCGCGATAAAATTCTTCCCTCGGCCATAACTACCCCCTTAATGCCTCAAGTGCTGCCTTATATTTACTCAGCAACCCTTCTAATTCATACGGTTTAAAACTGTGCGTCAATCGGGCAAGCCGCCACAGTTCATCAACGGTTTCCTGCCCGTAGGTATTGACCATAAAATCCTGATACGCTGTAATATTCCCATGCAAGGGTCCGTTACAGTACGCACATTGCGGATGGACGTTTCTTTCATCGAACAGGGTCATGGAATGCCTACGGCTGATAAAATGGCCGGCCTGAAGCTCCGTCCAATGCTTGACCTTTCCACAGGTGACACAGGAAACGAGTCCATTGTTGTCGGCGGTCTTCCGTCTGATGTACTCCGAGAAAACATCCCAGACGCATAATTTAACGGCCCTGGTCCCTGGTGCTTTTCGGGTCTTCCTGGCAGACGAAAGCGGATAAACGAGTCCGCCGTGATGGTGCGATAATTCCTTCACGTTTGGCCCCGTGGTTTCGACCTTTTTACAGGCGGGGCAGTGCCATTTAGTATTCACTCGCAACCCCATTTGATCATTTCTGCGTAGTGCGATATTTTGCCCGTGTCCGATGCGCTCTTGCCCCTTGTGATCTGACGGAATCCGTATTTCATGACACAGACCAAAGAGAACACGTCCAAGACGGTCAAATCGGGATGAGGCCTAATGTCCCTTATTAAGTCGATCAACTGGACATCCCCGGCCCTGTAATGGTCAGAACCCGACATCTTGATTGCCTTCCATTCGGCGTTCTTCAAGGCGTCCTCTTTGCAGCTCATCCGATCCTCCCCAGAACATGAATTTCCCTGATAAACCCACGTCCGATATTGATTGGACGGAGGTAATTCATTTCAGACGCATCATCCGCGTCCCTGTCACCGATCAGTCGAATGAAATTCTTGTCCTTCCCAACAAAGACCCCCACAGATTGAACCAAAGAACCGGCCTGTGTCGCCCATTCGGAATGCTCAGCTTCGGTCATCCAACCCGGATTTTGGGGGATGTGGGTGTCTTCCCAAAGCACTTCGACAATCTGACCCTTTTTCAGCCGGGGGATCTTCATGTCACATCCTCACAAGGGCGTCGTAAATGTGTTCCAGGGGATACAGATATTTGTCCACCTCGACGTGCTTTTTGCTGACTTTCAGAATCAACCCCCCGATTGACGGTTGACTGAACGGATAGGATTCAGCCGTCTTAATGGGATGCCAGAATTTCCAGCACGGGCACGTCAGATTTATCCGGGTCATGGTGTCAACCCTGAAATACTGATGGATGTGGGCCGAAATCATAATGTCCGGGTCAATGCCGATCTTCGACTTTGCCGCGCTCATGTAGAGGCTTCGACGGTCAAGCGCCGTGGCCTTATAGAGCATAGCTCCTGACGCCTTGTGGGTTGCGTGGATGATCCGGCCCGTTCCCTTTACTTCCCAATTCAGGATCGCCCCGCCGTATTCGCCCCCCAATCTGTGACAAATCGCACGGGCAACGGACGTATCTTCCGATCCGTGGTATCTGGACCCGTCAAGGCCGACGTACTTTTTCCCTTGGATATAGGGTTTAAGCAGACTGACGAAGGCGTCCATCTGCTCGTTAAGGTCGGTGACCATAATATCGTGGCCGTGTTCCTTTTTGTTGTACCCCTCGACTGATTCGTCAAGATTGAGGACGTACTCCGCATCTTTGGCGTCCGGTTGCGTCCAGAAATCCCGCCAGTAATCCAAAACGACCCGCTGAGCCTTGGACGCCTTAATGGTCACGTCCTGCGATGTGACGTGTTCCTTGGGCCATACTGCGGCGGGATGTCCGACGTGAATATCTCCGATGGCGGCAATTATAGGCATCGCTTCTTTCCCTCCTTTAGAATCTGCTTGAGGGCGTCCAGATTGGGCGGGGGCGGGACGCTATTCACGCCCTTGATACCAACAATCCCTTCCGCTCTGAGCTTCAGGCGGATACTTTCGCGGGAACGGTACGGCAAAACCTTCAGAACGTCGTCAAGGCAGGCTTCCACCCCCGCAAGCTCATTCAAAATGTTAATCTCTTGCTGCGTCCAAAAGGTTCGTTCGGCCATCATTCCCCCCTCATTTCCATTCTGACCCTTGAAACGTACCCCGGCGATGTATCCAGAGCGCGGGCGATGATATGACCCGCCTCATCGGGGTGCTTCCGTAACATCTGACGAATCTCATACCGGAGCGGCGTCATCCTGCCCTCCGGCGTGTCGATCTCATATCCCCGTCGCCTTCCACCCCAGGTCGTCATCACGCCCCCCTGTTCACAACAGGATAATCCTCGGTATATGCCGAGATCCTATTCTGTATGGTCCGGCAGCGGTCGCAATATCGCCGCTTCGGATCACGTGTAAGGAATGAATGGTTCGGGATTTGATAGCAGAGTGGGCCGGTACAGGATTTGCGAATGGGCTTTTTTAAGAGGCTGCGTGAATTGACCGACTTGCCGGGTACTTTAAATTGATCGTAACGCCTCGTTATTCCCAAGACGTACATCTGCCGGACGTAGGAAACGTAACTTTGGCAGCACCCATTTTTATGGGCGATTTGTGTCATAGACTGTGATTTGTCTTTTAAATCTTCCAGAATTTGAGCTTGCAAGCCGGTCATCTAAAGCTCCGAATTTCTTTGTTTACACCTGTCAACATCCGTAGCGGTTAGCGTCGGTTTCTCATTCGGGACACTCGCAAAACATATATTTTTTACAGGGGAAAACTACCCCCCCCCCCCCCCC